CAATGACTGCGTTACCTGTCTTTTGTAAATTTTGCAAACATCTTTAGATGACTTATTAGACGCTAGATTAAATTTACAAAAGACAGGTAACGCAGTCATTGAGTGATGCAGGCTTTGATGAAACCTGGATTGATACTGATGATCTAAGAATTACGCTATGTCACGAAGGTAACCAAAAGTAACCTTATGTAACTTTCCCTCAATTTGCGGGATAAAGTTTCCTAGAATAAAGTGAACACATAATGGTAAACAAAACCCCACTACATGAGTTGGTTGATCGTGAGAAGCAGATCATTGAACTACGCATTGAGGGCTTTACCTGGAGGCAAATAGCAGAGCGAACACAAATGTCACCAGCAGGAGCGCTAAAGGCTTACAACCGTGCAATGGTTAGAACGCTTAAACCAGCATCTGATGAATTGCGTGAATTGGAATTAGATCGCCTAGATACGCTCCAACAAACTTATTGGCAACCAGCAGTGCAGGGAAATCTAAGAGCCGCAGATTTCATTTTGCGCGTAATTGATAAGCGGGCAAAGATCTTGGGGCTTGATGCTCCAACTAAGATCCAGGCAGAGGTGGTGACTTATGACGGAGGAACAAATCTTGACGCAGAAGTTGATGCAATCGCAAGACTCATTGATGCAAGCACAACCGTTGCTGATGACGGAACAGAGATCCACACCATCACTGAATTCCAGGATCAAAGCGAGCAGGTGGGTATGGAAAAACAAACTGGCCAGGAAGGAACAATTACCGCCTGAAGGTGATTGGAACATTTGGCTTTACATGGCTGGCAGAGGTGCTGGAAAGACCCGTACAGCCGCAGAATGGCTTGCCTGGGAGGCTATTAGACAGCCTGCTACAAGATGGGCCATAGTTGCCCCTACCTTTTCTGACGCAAGAGATACATGCGCTGAAGGTGAATCAGGCGTAGTTTCTGTTTTAAATCGCTTTCACATGTTACAGAATTACAACAGATCTATTGGCGAAATCTTATTAACCAATGGAAGCCGCATAAAACTTTTTTCTGCTGATCAACCTGAACGCTTTAGAGGACCGCAACATCATGGGGCTTGGTGTGATGAATTAGGTGCATTTAGATATGAAGAAGCCTGGGATCAATTGCAGTTTGGATTACGCCTTGGCAAGAAACCTAGAGTTGTTGTAACTACTACTCCGCGCCCAACTCCTTTAATTAGAATGTTGGCTAACCGCAAAGACGGATCTGTAACTATAACCAGGGGAACTACATTTGATAACGCGGCTAATTTAGCCCCATCTGCCCTCATGGAACTCCAGGCGCGATACAACGGAACAAGATTAGGCAGACAAGAACTTTATGGCGAAATTCTTGATGATGTGGAAGGCGCTTTATGGACTAGAGGCGTAATTGACCGCAACCGTGTAGATGCACAACCAGCGTTATCCAGGATTGTAGTTTCTATTGACCCTGCTGTAACCAGTAATGAGAAATCAGATGAAACAGGAATTGTTGTTGTTGGATCTAGTAGTGACGGGCAAGGTTATGTACTGGGAGATTACAGTTTCAAAGGATCGCCATTAGCCTGGGCAACAAAAGCCGTAGATTTGTTTGACGCATATAAAGCAGATGCAATCCTGGTAGAAGTAAACCAAGGCGGAGATATGGTTAGTGCAGTTTTGAAACAAGTAAGATCAGGGATACCGATTAGAGAAGTGCGAGCGCATGTCGGTAAGAAATTACGGGCTGAACCAGTAGCGGCAATGTATGAACAAGGCAGAATCCACCATGTAGGAGAATTTGCCTGGCTAGAAGATCAAATGACTAACTGGACACCTGAAGATCCATACTCCCCCGATAGAATTGACGCACTTGTACAAGGATTTTCTGATTTACTTGGCAAGGTAACGGTTAGCAATTACTTTAATGCGATTTCTAACATGTGTCCTAGTTGCGGGCTACCAATGCCTAAAAGTTTTGGCAACTGTTCCGCATGTGGAGCGGCTATGATTAGCACTGTTTCTGAAGGAGAATAAATGGCTGTTACTTACAACACCACAATTGATCAGGGTTCTGATTGGTACTTTACAGTCACTTACGCAAACCCTAATGGCACGCCAATTAACATTACTAACTACACGGCGGCTATGCAGTTGCGTGCTACTCCACAAAGCGTGAATCCAGTATTGACTTTAACTACACAAAACGGCGGAATCACAATTACGGGCGCAACTGGAACTGTTGCATTGCACGCCACAGCCGCACAAACTATGGATATTGTTGAAGGCTCATACGCTTATGACATTGAGATTTATTCACCAGCATCACCAACAACTGTAACTACACGATTAGTGCAAGGCCAAATTTTAGTTAGCGCGGAGGTAACACGGTGAGCCAAGACCAAATTACGGTATCGCCAGTAATCAACCAAATCACTGTTGCCTCACCTGGACCACAAGGACCATCAGGCGCATTTCAACCATCTGATATTGCTTATACTCATGTGCAAGCCGTAGCAAGCGCTACTTGGACTATTAACCATAATCTTGGTTTTAATCCAACGGCGGTTGTATTGGACTCATCAGGAACGCAATGTGAAGGCACTTTCAGTTATCCTACGGTTAATCAAATGGTGATCACATTTAGTTCAGCATTTACAGGAAACGCTTATGTTGTATAGGAGCATATAAATGGCAAGAAAATTTTTAGTATCTATTGACTTAAACAAGAATGAATTGCAGAACGCGGTTATACAAAACCTTGCTACTGCTCCCGCGACACCGCTTGATGGTCAGATTTACTACAACACTTCTGATGACACGCTTTATTTTTGGAACGGATCTGCGTGGATCAATGTTGTTCAACAAGCAGAAATTCTTTACGACACATTTGCTAACCGCCCAGTAGCAGGCGCAGGCAACACAGGATCATTATTTTTTGCAACAGATCAAAACCTTCTTTATTTTTCAAATGGTTCTGCATGGTCACAAATAAGTACATTTGGAAACGCAACAGCAACTACTGCTTATGGTGACAGCGCAGTAAACGGATCAGCAAACACTTATTCACGCTCTGATCACACACACGGTACGCCATCTCTTACATCTACTGCACCACAAACACTGGCCGTAGGTGGTACAAACACAGTGGGTACTGCAACAACACCAGCCCGCGCAGACCATGTTCACGCACTACCTAATTTTGGCACTGTCACAGCACAAACATCATTTGGTTCATCATCAGGCAATGGATCAGGCACAGAGTTTGCGCGTAATGACCATACACACGGCACACCAACACACGATAACGCCGCACATAGCGCAATTAATCTTTCAGCACTTACTGTTCCAACAGCAGATGTGGCATTTGCTACATACAAGATCACAGGTTTGGGAAATCCAACTTCAGATCAAGATGCCGCAACAAAATACTATGTAGATCAGGCTGTTCAAGGTCTTACATGGAAAGCGGCGGCTAATCTTCTTTCAACAGTCAATGTGGCGCTTACAGGATCTACTGGAACGCTTAACATTGATACATACGGCGCACTTACAAGCGCAGATGTAGGTTATCGCATTGTTCTTACTGGTCAAACAACAGATACAGAAGATGGCATTTATGTTTATGCTGACAATGGAACTAACTACACACTTTCACGCGCAACAGATGGCAACCCATATACAGAACTTATTGGCGCATCTATTTATGTGCAAGAGGGAACAACAAAGGCTGGAACATCTTGGGTTCAGTCAAATCATTACCTAACTTCTTTTGCAGGTCAGAATTGGGTGCAAATTGCAGGACCAGGAACACTTACAGCAGGCAATGGCATCAATATCACAAGCAATGTTGTTTCTGCTGTTGTTGAGGCTGGTGCTGGTCTTAGCCTTTCAGGTTCAGGACTTGCAATTGATACAGCCGTGGTTGTACGCAAATACGCCGCCTCAATTGGTGATGGATCTGCTACTTCTTACACAGTTACCCATAGCCTTAACACCAAAGATGTTCAGGTAACTATTTATGACAATTCCGCCCCATTTGCTGAAGTAATTTGTGATGTCCAGCATACAAGTACATCAGCAGTGACCTTGTTATTCTCAGTTGCGCCAACTTCAAATCAGTATAGAGTTGTAGTCCAAGGTTAATAACTTCCCGCAGTACAAGGGGATAAAGGGAGATACACATGGGTCTGCGTGACCGTATCGCAAGAGCAATAGCAACTGGCAGTGTAGAAAAAGGTCCAAACCTTCCTGCTGGTACAACAACTATTGGTACTGATGCCTTAATGGCACAAAGCGGATTAGCCATGCAACAAACTTATGGCAATAGCGTTGCGCTACCACGCGCACCATTCTCTGCAACAGTTCCATTTGGTCCTGGTAACCCAATTACACCAGGTGCAATTAACCCAATTGATCCTGCTACTGGTCGGCCACAGCCACGCCGTTATGAATATCAAGTTGCACAGAACATCAACATTACAGAAACACGCCTTGTACCTTTTACTACATTAAGAGCCGCATCAGAACAAATTGATATTTTGCGCCGTTGCATTGAAGTAATTAAAAACAAAATGTCAGGTTTAGAGTTTGACATTGTTATGGGAACAGACGCATCTGAAAAAATTGCGGCGGGAGCAGGCGGAGATCATGTCCGTGCTATGGCAAAAGCCCGTGAAAAATACACAGATGAAATTAATCGCTTGCGTACTTTTTGGGAAGTGCCTGATAAAGCCAACGGATATACCTGGGCTGATTGGTTAAACATTGCGTTAGAGGACATTCTTGTTATTGATGCGTGGGCCGTTTATCCTCAACCAACAGTAGGCGGGGATCTATTTGGTTTCCAAATTCTTGATGGCGCAACTATTAAACCTTTAATTGATGATCGCGGTATGCGCCCGTTAGCACCTAATGCGGCTTTCCAGCAGATCCTTTATGGTTTTCCACGCTCTGAATTTTCTGCAACTGACGAAGATCCAAAAGCAGATGGTGAATTTACTGCTGATCAATTGGCTTATTGTGTGCGTAATCGCCGTTCTATTTCTGTATATGGATTTAGCCCAACAGAGCGAGCGCTACCGCTAGCAGACATTTATCTACGCCGCCAGCAATGGATTAGAGCGGAATACACAGACGGTGTAATGCCTGATTTGATGTTTACTACTGATGAAGATTGGGGAACTAACCCTGATTTACTACGCGCTTATGAAAACATTTTAAATGATGATCTTGCAGGACAAACTCAACAGCGCAAACGCGCTCGCTTGCTACCAAAAGGATTAGCCCCAATAGTTAATGAAGGCTATGGGGAAAAGTTTAAAGATACGCTTGATGATTATTTGATTACCAGCATTTGTGGACACTACGGCGTACAACCTGCTGAAATTGGGTTTGCTCCAAAGGGCGGATTAGGCGGCGGCGGATTTGAAGAAGGCCGTGCTGAGAACGCTGAGGCCATTGGAATTCAACCATTGGCTAACTGGATTTCAAAGATGGTTACAAACCTTTCTTACACATATTTAGGTATGCCACGCGAACTTGAATTTAAATTAATGACATCACAGCGTTTAGACAATGAAGAAAATGCGCGTAAGTCACAGATTGAAGTTACTAGCGGAGGGAAAACAATTAATGAGCGTAGATCAGAATTGGGATTGCCATTGCTTGATACCCCACAAGCCGACATGCCAATGCTTGTGTCAGGATCTAGCGTGTACTTGTTCTCCCCTGACGGAATCATCAACGCATCAACAGTTTCAACTGCTCCAACTCTTGAA